CAGATATTGGTTCAATTAAGTTTGATTTCCTACCAACTCTTGAAGCAACAGCTCGTGAAATTGCCTCTATCATGAATGCAATTGCTGAATTTCAGAAATGGAAGAGCGGCACTTTACCAACAACTGAGACGAATAATAGCTCAACTGAAAAAGCCACATTCCTTGGCCTAGAGTATGCATCACCAGCAGCTATTGTTGGCGATATCATAAACAACACCGGCTTCAATATGAACAAAGCCCGTGAGCGTGGTAGGGCTGTTTATGAAGATCCTAACTCTATTTATTATCATGACGCTGCTGGCTACGACGATCAACAAGCCGAAATGGCCAAAGCTGCTGCTGAAGATAAAGCTATGGGTATTGTGAATAACAACAATAATCAAATTGATATTGTTGTTAACGTTGATGGTTCTACTATTGTAGGCATGGACCCAGATCAGCAAGCTCAAGCTATTGGTGAGGCTGTGGCAAGTATGTTTGTGCAGTCTTTTGACCAAGTAAACGTCAATTTCCCAATAAAATAATAAGGAGCCTCATCTATGAGCTTAGCATTACGATGGGGTGACGAGGCAGGTGCGCCTGCTGGTTTCATTTACTTAGATGCTGTTACTCTCTACGCTCAAAGTTACAAGGGGAGGGTGACAAACCACCCAATAGATAGTGGCGGTAACATTAGTGACCACTTCTTCCGAGATAACCCCGTATTTAAAATCTCTGCGGTAATTACGGGAGTGGACATAAGTAATGAGCCCTCGGTTGTGGTAGACTCTAGGGGACATGCTCCTTTTAACAGTCAATTACAACCTACAGCTGTTAGTGTTAACTCAACTGACCAAAGTGTTCTTAATAAGTTTATCCCGGATAGCATTGGTCAGTTTCTGCCCGAATCCACACCAGAAGTTATTGTAGATGAGCGTCGTGCTGATGTGATGGTATGGGTTCAACCTTTCCTCACAGACCTCATGAGTGGTAAAGTGTTTAACCCAAGTACTGGTGAGTATGATCCCAAAATTCAGCTAGTCAGTCTCTATGAATATGATCGCGTTACATTAAGGACAGTTGTTAATAACCTCGTAATGACAAACATCTCTTTTAGAGAGGATGCTAATACAGGTTATGGGCTCTATTGTGATATAAATTTTGAACAAGTTACCTTCGTACCACTCAAAAAGACTGTTATCCCAAAAGATGTGCAAGACTCTTTGAAAAAGAAATCTTCAAGTAAAGCTTCAAAGGGTAAGCAAGACAGTACACCACAAGATGTTGGCACAGGTAATTCTCCAAAAGATACTGACCCACTAAGGCAGGCTAGAGCAAATGGCTGATAAATACATTTCAATGCCTCTGTTTAGTGATGCATACTACACTTACACAGTAGCTCTTCAAGGTGATTCATATATATTTGAGTTCATCTATAATGAAAGGGCTAAGTTGTATTTTATCAATCTCTACGATGCTGATAACAATCCAATTGTTCTAGGTGAAGCTTTAGTCCCTACATACCCGTTGTTCCTTGATTATGCAATCTTTCCATTGACAGGTTTTATCTGGATGGAGGAGAAGTCAGATATTATTAGCGAACCTTATAAAGTTTACCCTGATTCAATTGATCAATATTACAACCTTTTCTTTATTTATACGGAAGAAGATTAATGGACTTAATCCAGAGAAATCGCCAGTACGAGCTTATCATCGGTGACTTCAACTCTGGTGAAGCTCTGGAGATTACAGAGCTTCAAGTAACTTTTGATATTTCCAAGGCCCCTGATAATAAGAAAAGAACTAATAGTGCATCTATTGAGGTTTATAATCTTTCTGAAGATCATATTAAACTTCTAGATACAGATTATCCAGCAGCAGTCTTTTCAGCAGGTTATCTAGATACTGGCGGACCCAAACGTCTGTTCTCTGGTCAAGTTACACATGTCTCTACTCGTAAGTCTGGCACAGATCGTATTACGCAGATTACTATGGGCAGTGGATACACAGAACTAAATCACCAACTGCTCTCTGAGTTTGTACCAGAAGGTCAAAACCCTAAAGTAGTTGTGCAGAAGTTTGTGAAAGCTATTGGCGCTGATCGTGGTGTTATTAGTGGTACAAATCTGAACAATCCAATTATCGGTGGATATCCATTAAGTGGTACTCCTAAAGACATGATGGATGATTTCTGTGAGAAGTATGCCTGTGAGTGGCAACTAGATGATGGTGTTGTATATGTTCACGACAAAGGCCGTCCTAACAATGAAAACTTTGAACAAGCTTATGTCATCTCTAAATACACAGGCTTGATTGAATCTGCATACAGAGTATCTGGTGATAGGCAAAGATCTAAGAAAGATAAAGTGAAGAAGCCGGGAGTTCAAATGAAGATTCTATTGAATCCTGACATCCGGGCTGGTGATATTATCCGATTAGAAGATACGCTGATTACCGGATGGTTCAAAGTTGAATCACTCCGTCACTCCGGTGGCTGGAGGTCGCCCGGTTGGTACACTGAGATACGTGCAACCAGTTTAGAAAAAGTTGTACAACAGGGTGGTGGTTCATGAGTTCAGAAGCTGTTGCTGCCATTCAAAGTACAATGATTAGTGCATTTGATAGTCAGATGCAAAACATCTATACAATTATTCCGTGCATTGTAGTTGCAGTAAGAGATAGTCTTGCTGGACAAGTTGTAGATATTCAGCCAACTATCAATCAAAAGATGCAGGATGGCACAGTAGCAGAAAGACCAACCATTGGTAATGTGCCTGTGTCTTTTCAAGTCTCTAAGAAAGCTGGGTTTACGTTTCCAATTGAAGTTGGTGACACTGGAACGGCGATGTTCTCTATGAGGAATATGGACGGTTGGAAGGCTGGTAATGGCAGACCATCAAGTCCTATGAACTTCGCTAAGATGGACAAAGGCGATGCTATCTTTCTTCCGGGTATTCAACCTCCCGGAGTTGCTGTGAATAATCCAGCAAAGCATGTTCTTACGCATGACACCCGTGACACTGTGATTTTTGCCAACTTAGGTGGTGCAGAGAGTGAAGTTAGGTTGAAGGTTGATGGTAGTGTTGAGATTAATACGTCTAATCAACCTGTTGTCATTAATTGCTCAGATGCTACTGTGAATGCTTCAAATAGTATTAATTTGAATGCTCCAACTATGACAGTCGATGTTGCCAACACTTTATGGATTGGTGATGTGGTTCAACAGGGTAACTGGACACAAACCGGCACTTATGTGTTGAATACGATCAACATCAACCTACACAAACATACTGGCGTTACAACAGGTGCAGGTACTTCCGGTCCAAGCACAAACTAAATCTTGCATTAGCTATAAAATTATGATAATATCTTTGTATAATTTTAATTAGCGAGGTTTTATTATGCTTTTGGTAGATGCTTTTCCAAAATCAAAGATTAAAAATGCAGATGTGGCTAATAAATACTCTGTTGTTGACTTTGTTCAGGGTATGACTACTAATCAGTATGTGAAGATGAGTTGTTCTGACTGTCATCATAGTTTTGAACAAAGGCCTAGTAGGGTTCTGTGTGAGGGGATTATAAGCTGTAAATGCAGTAAGTCTTATCGTAGAACTCCAGACGAACTTGTTAAAGATGCTATCGAATTTACAGAAAACACCTATATGAAGTTTGTTTCTGTCGATTATACTAAACCTCTTAGTAATAGTACTTTACATTTGAAATGCTTGAAGTGTGAGAACCATTTTGATAAGTCGTTCCAAAATCTCTACTATAACAATTCAGGTTGCCCACACTGTTCTGGTAAATATCAACCAACTGTAGACGAGTATTTTACCAAAATTCAGGCTAGATTAGGGGTTCAATTTAAACTGACAACGGAGTTGGTTGAAAACACCTCTAAGAATAGCTTAATTGAAGTTGAATGTTTGCTTTGTAATAGGTCATCTTCAAAGACTATCGCTGCGGTTATTTATCAAAAGCCATCATGCCCACATTGTGCTGTATACGGTTATGATGAATCTACTCCGGGATACATGTATCTTATAAAACTTTTTAACGAGACTTCTGAATATTATAAAATAGGTGTAACTGGGAACCTAAAAAGAAGGTTTGCAGAATTATCCTACCATAATGATTTATCTTTGGAAGTTTTAAATACTTGGGAATATAATTCTCACGAGCCAATATTAAAACATGAAAATTTCTTGAAAGACAATTTTGCTTTGGGAAGGTTGGTTGATAAACCATTTGAACATGGATACACAGAAATTGTATGTAAAGAACATCTTCCTGTAATTTTGACTCTCCAGAATTTACAATATAGGAATATGAGGAGTGGATTTTCTTCTTGATAGTCAGACTCATGATGTAGTCTGGAACAATGGTACACTTACAAAAGAATTTACAACTCAACCACTTACCCAAACAGTGGGTCAAAGACTTAAAATAAGACTTTTGAGTTTCCAAGGTGAGTGGTTTATTAATACTGTTTATGGTGTGCCTTACTGGCAACGTCTCCTCGGAGTAAAGCAAACTTCAAAAGCAGCAGCCGACCTCATATTTCAGCAGCAAATTTTAGCAGAGCAAGGCGTGAAAGAGATTGTATCTTTCAACTCTACTTTTGTAAACCGTCAATACTCTCTAACATTCAGAGTTCGTGTTGAAACCGGCGAAGTCACAGCACCTATTGTAATTAACCCCCTGAACTAAAGGAATTCATATGGCTGGATTATCAGATGCCGGTTTTGTAATAAAAAGATTGGCTGACATCCTAGCAGATGATCGTGCCCTAGCAGTTCAGTTGTTCCAAGATTTGGTCCAACCCGGTGACATTGTCGATACAAGCGACTCCTCTGCCCTTGGTCGTCTAATCTCACTTGCCGCACCAAGTGAAGCCGACCTATGGGAAGCTGCCCAAGAAGTCTACGCAGCCTTTGACCCAAACTCTGCAACAGGTATTGCTCTTGATAATCTCGTAGCTTATGCTGGGCTGACACGTAAAGAACAAACCTTCACCACTTCCTCTATTCTTGTTGCTGGTGACACTAACACACTGATCCCTGTAGGCCAGACTGTAAGTAGCTCCACAACAGGTGAGCAATTCGCTACAACTGGCGCTATTTCCTTAGCTGCGAGCAACGCTAGCGGTATAACCGTCTCCGTAGTCACCTTACAGAATAGCACAGCTTATACTATCAATTACTCCGATACAATCAGCACCAACACCATCACATTTACTTCAGATGGTACTGCTACGGTTGCTGAGATTCTAAGTGGACTACAAAGTGTTATCGCGGGTGGACACCCAACTCTGACATCATCTGTTGTTGGCACTACGCTTGTAATTGATAGCAATGATATCTTCAGCACTCTGAACTTCACCACTTCGGTTAATCTTGGTATTAACAAAGTAAGAACTGTTGGTGAAGTGGTAGCTGTTAATTCTGGCCCAATAGAACAACCTGCAAACACCATTGATACCATCCTTACACCAATGCTTGGTTGGGACAGTGTAATCAACCCTGTTGCAGC